ACGTGCATGGATAGCTGCATCCTTTAGATACACATCTGACTTGTCAGAGGTACGGCTAGCGAACTTGTCACCCATGTCTAGCACTACGATGTCTGGCTTGTAGCTCTTAACTACAGCCTCAACCCACGCCATGTCCTTGCCTGTGCTATCCTTGAGTTGGATCTGTTGCTTGACCTTAGTGTAGCGTGACAGGGCCAGTGCTTTGTTCTCAGTGATCTGCTTGATGTTCATACCTGAGGAGGCTTGAACATACCGTGCAGCTACACGCACTGCCTTCTCCTCGTTAGTCAGGATCAAACACCTAGCACCCTGATGAGCGAACCCATTAGGCGCCGCAATGAGGGACGCATGGAAGGTAGTCTTACCTGTGTTAGGACGTGCGCCTACCATAACTAAGTGACCACCACTGATACCCTCGACACGATCACGTAAGCTAGGGATGTTCATCTTCCATTGTGTCTCAATCTGGATACCCTCAAGGATAGTGTCCAACTCAATGTCCTCGAACTGGATGTTGAGGTTAGGTGTGAAGTCATCCTTGTAGTCCTCGACTAGCTTGCGTAGCTTCTCTAGGTTGTTCTCCTCTCCGTTAACATAGTTAAACCCTAGGTTAGTTACTAACTCACCCACGTATTGCTGGAACAGGCGAGACAATACTTCAGTAGCAATATCCTCGTGCATAGGAGACTCACTCTCAATGCGCTTGAACAGGTGAGAGTATGCCTCCTTGTTAGCCGTAGTCATAGTACGGTTAGCTGTAAAGAACAGTGCCTCTAGTTCAGAGGGTGTGATGCTCTTTTCATATAGCGACATAGCCTGATCCAGAGCCTGCTTGATCTTACGCATGTCCTTAGTGAACAGCGCATCAGGACAACGCATACCCTTGTGGTTGTCGTAGAACTCTTTGTTCATTAGGTTGCGTAGTAATGCTGTCTCTGTCATGTTATTCGTCCTCTCTTGATCCGTAACGAAGGAACTCGTATACAGAAACGATAGCTGCCACGGGCCAACCAAGTGAGAACCATATGTGTGAGTTGGGTCTCTCAGGATCAGTCGGGTCTGTTACATTAAGCAATAGGATAGCAGCCAACGCATACATAGTAGCTGCCCCATATAGATATTCTATCATCGTGTGTCCTTTATGGGTTCTAATCTCCACATGCCTTCTGTCTGATCTAGTGAAGTGATTAAGTCTAGTAGCTGTTGATAAGATATTACGATAAGCTGGTAGCTTTTATAGGACTCATCGTACTGCCTGAGGTAAACCGTACCCTCATCAGCAAGCACCACCTCCAAGTCCTCAAACTCATCATGCTCGTCCATACTAGTAACGATAGCAATGTCATGCTCAAACTCAACGCTGTACATCTGGCTGCTCCGCTACAAGTATGTTGACGTGTGCTACGTTACCCTCAACACGAGTGATAACATACTCAAGCCCTGCCTTGGTTAGTAACAAACGTAGTTGACCTACAGGTATCATGCCGTGTCCTTTCCATCCATATGTATCAGACGATCTAAGTACCACTGTGACTTGAGTAGATCCTCTTGCTTATTCTTGTAACGCCAGCGGTGTAGATACTTAGCTATGTTACCCCGTAGGTAGCCAATGTATTCCTCTTTAGTTAGGAAGTCTTCGATGTAATCGATACATTCTATCTTACCCTTACCGTAGTGCGCTGGGCTGTTCACGTTATCAGCTGTATGTTCAGCCATTACGCTACCCTTAAAGTCTTCATGCTCTTTCATCAAGCGTTTCCATTCACTGTTTATCATTACTCTTCCTCCAGACAAAAGCCACACCACGTGTCTCTACTAGCATTACCACAACTGACACACTTGCGCCACTTATTCTTTTCTTCACGATCCAAGGATGCCTTACGTTCCTCTGGTGTCATAGGTCTGATGTCACTAAAGTCTGCCTCCATAGGCCACTCATTGTCTGTCACGTAGTACCTCCTCATACTTGAAGAACAACTGCTCAAACTTCCATTGGTATAGCTGTTGCATACCCATCAAGGTGTTCATCATTTCATCCTCAGTAGGCTCACGTTCACCATCACCTATCTGCCTAAAGATAACCTGTAGGTCATCGCATACATGCCAGCAGTCCATTATCATTGGCTCTAAGTCATACAGTTTAGCCATCATCATTCTCCGTTAATGCATCCCACGATACAGGGAATAGTTCAATCATCTTGTGGTCAATCTGTTGTGCTACCTCTCGTGTCTCTGCCTGTGTGTCAGCCTTGCATCTTAGGTTACACATATCAGCGAAGGCATCAAGGCTACCTGACCAGTACCACTCAGTCATAGTAGACTGTGGTAGTTCCATACGGGCTTGCTCAGGTGCTACACCGTGAGCTAGTAGGTCTTTGTAGGCTTTAAGTGCTGCCCATCCTGAACTACCCCAGTCACCTACATTTACTACACCCTCAGAGCCTTGCTTCTTATCGGCACTGCGTCCACGCCATGCATAAGGAGTGTATAACTCAGGTTCATCATCAACGTACCGCCTAGAAATCTCGTTCCATCTCAAGAACTTATGCTTGACTAGCTGCCGTGCTACAAAGATCGGAGCCTTAACGTGGAAGGATGCGAAGCAATGTCCGAATGGGCTGATATGTTTGTGCTTGGCTAGGTAGCGAATGAGCTTATCATCCTTAGCCTTGAGTTTAGGTGGACCCCAAGGATCGTCTTCCATCTCGCTTGTCTTACCAAAGCTGACCCGTGCTGCGTTAGCTACAGTCAGGTCATTACCCATGTGGTCAATGTACGTTGCTTTAATCATCTACCTGTACTCCAATACATTCCACTGTTTCATTCTTATCGTTGACCATAACTGCTGCATCTCTCAGACCAGACTTACATAAGGTCTCATTGTCATACGTACCTAAGTGGTAGTACCTAATACCATTCTCAGGTACTAAGACAAGCCACAACAATATCCATACTGTATTCATAATGCCATCTCCTTAAGTCTAATTATATCCTCATGTACACCATACTTGATGTCATCGTCAAGCAGTAAAGCCTTGGTGGGTAACCCTGTCCATAGCTCTATCTCTCGTTTGTATTGCAAGGTCTTGTGTACTGCGTCCCTGTCTAACGCTACGATCACCCTGTTGAATTCTCCTAGCTGTTGCATAATTGTCACACTTATAGATGTACCCAAGACTGCAAAGCCTACTGCGCTGGGCATAAAGTGTGACACTTTTATCGCACTGATTACATCCTCAACTACCACAGCTACGTCAGCCTTAGAGTTGGTACGCTTAGTGAAGTAGTCAGCGTTGCCACTGTAGCGATACCACTTAGGTATAGCACCATCAAGTGCACGGCCTACAGCATCAATAAGTTTACCCTTGTAGTGTATAGGAAACACAGCACGTCTATCCTTCACATCGTACATCAAACCCTCATGTTGTAGGTCATACCTGTCAATAAACCTCTGTAACAAAACGTGATCTGAGGTAGGCTGCACTACATATTCTGGATAAACTAGTGCTTCTATCTCCTTGTTCTTACTAGGTTCTGTCTTACTCATACGTAACTTAATCTCTGCAGCTGTCATGTCTGTACTGTATGCGCCACGCAAACCACAGCTTAGCTTGAAGCAGTTGTATACATAGTCACCACCATCCTTGAAGCACGAGAAGGTGTTACGTGAGCGGCATGACGGGCAGTCCATACGAAGGGAGTCACCATCACGTATGTCGAGTGTGTCTAGGTAATCACGTATGTTCATCATCAGCTTCGTCCCTCTTTGCTGCCCAATACGCAACTTCGTCTTCTGTAGTCTTGTAGTAAGTGCTGATGAAGTGCTCAATGCCATCCGAATGATAGTGCTTCTGCCTATTGTCACTGCCCCACTGTCCTGTGGTGTAGTAGTAAGAGTATCTAGCTGAGTACCTGCACTCTGGCTCTTTGTCTTTGTAGATAAAGAACATCTTAACACGTGGGACTATCATATAGGCAATGCCTAGATCATCCAAGTATTGCTTCACATGTTCCTCTGTTTGATTGGTAAACTTTCGGAACTTAGGCTGTCCGTTCTTCTTACGGCCTACATATACCCACCCTTTTTTATCCTTGTTGAAGTTGTATTCTGTCATCC